TCATTTCTCGAACCGCTCAAGAACGTGCTACAATGTATTGGTTGGACCCACGAGAAGACCATCACAATTTCTAGTTTCTTTTCATGAGTAAGAAAATCTTTGTAGTGACCTGGACCAACCATGCAGTTGGTCAGATTGGTCCTGAAGACATCAAATGTTTTGAGGACTACGATACTGCTCGTGCGTTTGCAAAACTCATGAGCAACGATTATAATTATGTAAACTTTTACGAGGATGAAGCAACACAATGGGATTCTTAGATACCGTAATTAAAGACAGTGGAAACGAGTTTGCTGGTCTGGTTAGCGAAGGAGTCGCTGCTGGAGATATTACTGATTACGTTGATACTGGCAGTTATATCTTTAACGCCTTGGTTAGTGGTTCGCTGTTTGGAGGTCTTCCTTCAAACAAGGTCACCGCTCTTGCAGGAGAGAGCAGCACTGGGAAGACTTTCTTTGCTCTTAGTGTCGTTCGTAATTTCCTTGATGCTAATCCTACAGGTGGCGTCATTTATTTTGAAACTGAATCCGCCATTTCCCGTGACATGATTGAGTCTCGTGGAATTGATTCCAAGCGTATGGTTCTGTTTCCTGTAGCTACGATTGAAGAGTTCAGGACACAGGCATGTCGCATCGTTGACAAGTATATGAAGGAACCTAAAGAAGACAGGCAACCTATGATGTTTGTCCTAGACTCTCTTGGTATGCTTTCAACAACCAAGGAGATGGAAGATGTTGCGAATGATAAACAAGTTCGTGACATGACAAAATCCCAGTTGATCAAAGGTGCCTTCCGTGTTTTGACTTTGAAACTCGGACAAGCACAGGTGCCTATGATCGTCACCAACCATACATATGATGTGATTGGTTCCTATGTTCCTGCGAAGGAGATGGGAGGTGGTACTGGTCTTAAGTATGCTGCTTCTACTATCATCTATCTTAGCAAGTCTAAGGAGCGTGATAGTAAGAAAGAGGTGGTGGGTAACATCATCAAATGTGAGGCAAAGAAGTCTCGATTAACAGTGGAGGGAAGCAAAGTTGCAACACGTCTATTTTTTGACGAGCGAGGTCTTGACAAATACTATGGATTACTGGAGTTGGGTGAACAGTACGGAGTCTTCCAGCGCAAGGGGAATCGGGTTATTGTTGGGGAATCTACCGTTTATCCTTCTGCTATACTTGCTGATCCCGAAAAATATTTCACCCCCGAAGTGATGGAAAAACTCGAAGAGGCAGCAAAACAAGAATTCTCCTATGGCAATTGAACGCATCGAAACAACTATCTTACGAAACCTTCTTCACAACGAAGAGTATTATCGTAAGGTAGTGCCTTTCCTTAAAGCAGAATATTATGAGAGCTATCATGAGAAAGTTATCTACGAAGAGATTGCTGACTTCGCTGCTAAGTACGACAAGATTCCTACTCAGGAAGTTCTTACGATTAATTTACAAAATCGTAATGACCTTACTGACGACACGTACAAAGATTCGGTATCGACGATATCCTCCCTCTCAGACGAGTGGGTCGATTATGAATGGTTACTCGACGCCACAGAAAAGTGGTGCAAAGACAGAGCTATATACCTTGCCCTCATGCAGTCGATCAAGATCGCAGACGGAGGCGATAAGAAGATTTCGAGAGATGCGATACCCTCGATTCTCCAAGAAGCCTTGGCAGTATCGTTCGACGAACACATAGGACACGATTACATTGAACAAGCAACAGACAGATATGAGTTTTACCACAGAAAAGAAGAGAAAGTCCCATTTGATTTGGAGAAGTTTAACTTCATTACCAAAGGTGGTCTCTCTAACAAGACTCTCAATGTCGCTCTTGCTGGAACGGGCGTCGGCAAGTCTCTATTCATGTGCCATTGCGCTGGTGCCGCACTCACAGAAGGGTACAACGTACTCTATATTACATGTGAGATGGCAGAGGAAAAAATTGCTGAACGAATTGACGCAAACCTTCTGAACGTCAATGTAAAAGACATTGTAGAACTACCTGAAGTTCTATTCTCTAGTAAAGTTCAAGAGATCGCTAAGAAAACTAGAGGAAAACTAATCATCAAAGAGTACCCAACTGCATCGGCACATGCAGGACATTTCAAGGCACTCTTAAGCGATCTCAAGTTGAAGAAAGATTTCAAACCTGACATCATCTTCATTGATTATCTTAATATCTGTGCAAGTGTGAGGTACAAAGGTGCGATTGTCAATAGCTACACGTATGTTAAAGCGATTGCTGAGGAGCTTCGTGGTCTTGCTGTGGAAGTTGGGGTTCCTATTGTTAGTGCTACTCAGACCACTCGTAGTGGTTATGGCAATAGCGATCCAGATCTTACCGATACTTCTGAGTCTTTTGGTCTACCTGCCACTGCTGATTTTATGTTTGCCCTTATCTCTACTGAGGAGTTGGAACAACAGGGTCGCATCATGGTCAAACAACTTAAGAACAGATACTCAGACCTCGTTACCTCACGAAAATTCATGGTGGGAATTGACAGATCGAAGATGAAGCTGTATGATGTTGCTGATGATGCTTCTGCAATCGGCATCAATGATGAAGATCCTGGTGAGGACTTCCAACAATTTTCTGAAACACAAAACCGTTTATCTAAATTTGCTGAGTGGAATGTATGATTAATTTTAGTAAGTATGAAGAGTTTGTTTCCCAGGTTACTTCAGAACCTTCAACAAACTTTGTTGATTTCGCTGATCGTATTGGCGAGTTGGATCGTGAGGGTGCCAATATTGAGCGTCTCCTTACTAGTGGTGTTGGGATCAATGCTGAAGGTGGTGAATTCCTTGAGATCATTAAGAAGATGGTTTTCCAAGGCAAACCTTGGAACGAAGACAACAGGGAGCACCTGATCATTGAACTGGGTGACATCATGTGGTATGTCGCTCAAGCAACACAATCACTGGGTATCAGTATGGAAGAAGTGCTAGATACTAACATCAAAAAGCTGTCTAAGAGATATCCTGATGGCACTTTTGATTCTTATTTCTCTGAAAACCGTAAAGCTAACGACCGATGAACGTAACTATCCAACAACCTGACGGCACTGAAACTTCTTTTGATTGTGCTGATGATCAATATATCCTCGATGCTGCTGAAGAAGCAGGCATTGACATGCCTTACTCCTGCCGTGCTGGTGCCTGTTCCACATGTGCTGGTAAAGTCGTAGAAGGAACTGTTGATCAATCTGACCAATCTTTCCTTGACGACGATCAACTAGAAGCAGGATTTGTACTCACCTGCGTCGCATACCCCACATCCGACGTGGTGATTCAATCTGAAAAAGAGGAGGAACTCTATTAATGTCTTGTAACTTAAGAGAAAAAACTTTAGTTGCTTTGCGTAACAATGCTCTTGGTAACATTGATAAAGCAAAAGTAAACGTAGAAGTATACCTACACAATCCTGTAGGTATTGGTGAACACCCTGATGTTCTCGGTGCAATTCAAGAACAACTTGATATCATTGCACATGAAGAAGAACGTATTGAGGTCCTTGATAAACATTTTTCTGATCACGTATGAAATTTACTGAAGAAGATCTCTGGGAAACAATCCAAACATTAGGATGGCAACCCATGGATGATATCCATATTGAGATTGGTGGCACCTCTGTGTATGCCATTGATGGCGCTGGCACAAAGTGGGCACCACTCAAAGGCACCCGCAAGTATAATAAGGATGCTTTTATTGTAATCAAGAACAGGTCTCGTGATCCAATTGTTCCATCTCAAGCTCCAACTGAAACTCCAACTGAAGAATGACTGCAACCTCCCTCTAAATAGTTAGACGGGAGGTTTTTTCTTATGGCAGCAATGACTATGGGGGATTATGGCAAGGATGCACCAACAGGTGGTGGCATTCGTTTGCGTGTTCTCTATGATGCTATTGTTAATAGAGAACTGATAGAAGTTGAGAGTGGTGGTAAAGCACTCATCATGACATCTGATGCTGTTCTTGCAGATATGAAAAAGGTGATTGATGGTAAACTAGCATTTGATTCTCCAGACAAAACAAATCAAAATAATTTTGCTGCAAAGTATTCTGGTAAGAAAGTTCTGAAAGAAATTAAGAAACAAGCAAAGAAAAATATTTCTAATGATATTACTCTTACCAAAATTAAAAAGACTACACAATTTGGTAGCAATAAAGGATCTGGTGGAGGTGCTGATGCCACTGCTCTGTTTGAGGGAGCAGCATGTTGGATGACAGCATACAGATATTCGTTGCGAAAAGATATTGATGTTGATTATATTGTAACCTTAGAAGATCTAGAAGCAGTATCTGGTTCTGTTGAGACAGATGAACCCTTAGGGAAGATACATGAGTTCATAATGAATGATCCTGCTTGGATGAAATCAAGTATTAAAACAGCAAACAAATTGTATGGTGCAACCAAGTATAGGAACACCAAGTTTAAATTCTATAGAGGAACTTCTATTGTCAACACAGTAGAAGATCATTTCAAGAAAGTAAATGCTGCTGATGGCAGACCATTTTCTAACATTAACAAATGGACACCTGCCGATATCTACATGTGTGATAACAGCTTTGATACCACTATGATTACTAATGAAATGGTATTTCAAGGTGGTATTAATAAGGTGATGAAAGATCTAATCAAACAAAAGAAATTGATTGGTGTATCACTAAAGAAAGTAACAACTAACACAGCAAATCTTACAGAACATAATTTTACTAGAGCATCACTGACAGTCAAGAAACCATTTGAGAGTGTGGGATCAAAAACTCTGATGGGATCCATGGATGTTTACGTGAAAGGTCAGGGAGTCAGCGTCCAGTTCAGGGCAACAGATGCTGAAGGTAAGACATGGCAGGGTGAAGTCATGGGATCTGCTGCAAAGCATGGTAAAGTAGGTGGAGGAGTCATGAACTACATCATGGAATCGGTCTATGGCGCAGGAAACGGAGTGTGGAAGCAATACCCTAATGCTGCAGCAGTCTCGGTCGCTTCCAAGGGTAGTGCATTGGACAGAAAAATTTTCACACTTGCTAATAAAAATAAGAGTTCTGTTATGGGTGACAATGAAACTGTCACTTTGAAACAAATTTCTGATATGAGACCTCAATGGAAATTTGCTAAGTACATTGGTCTTGAAGTTGTTGATAGAATGATGAGTGGATCAGCAGCAGAACGTGATGAGATAACTACCAGAATATATTTGTATGCAACATCTGCTTCTGATAATTCTGCACCGTATATCAAGATTTCCTAATGGCAAACGTAACTCAACTAAAACACTTAGAACATCTTGAGGATGAAATGCTCAACTATGGAGTTGAGGGATGTAAAGCTGCCGTTGGTTTCCTTAAGGAACTAAGAAAGATGCTTGGACATCAGGAGAACAGTGGTTTCATGCAAACCAAATGGGATGGTGCTCCATCTGTTATCTGTGGTACAGATCCTGCATCTGGTATGTTCTTTGTTGGAACTAAGTCTGTCTTTGCAAAGACTGCTCCCAAACTATGTTTTGTTGATAGTCAGATTGATGAGTGGTATGAGGGTGACCTTGCTGAAAAACTCAAGTTTGCTCTGAAGTATTTTGGTGAACTGGGTATTGAAGGTGTTGTGCAGGGAGACCTGATGTTCACTGATAGCACACTGAAGAGAGAAACTATCAATGGTGAACAACTCTATACCTTTAGACCGAATACTATTACATATGGTATTCCTGTTGATCACCCGATTGGTAAAGCAGCAGGTAGAGCAAAGATTGGTGTAGTATTTCATACTCACTATACTGGGACTGATCTTCCTACTATGCAAGCTCGTGCTGGTGCTAAAGTAAATGGATCTACAAATGCATTGGTAATTAAGAATGATACTCCAATGAATCGTGTTGGATTTTCTAAACAAGAAATGCAGAAGTTTGATAATTATGTCTCTAAGATAGAACGCATGTGTAGGATTTGTGGTCCTTTCCTTGACGAACTAGTGGGTGCTACTGGTACTACAGGCGATAAGAAATTTCATATTGCATCATACCTGAAGCAGTTCTTTAATAATGAGATTAAGAATGCTAGGAACATTGGTAATGTAGATGAAGCAATGTATGACATGCTTAATTTCTATGGTGACAAGATGGAAAAGGAACTTGCAAAGATCAAGACAGTTGCAAACCTGACTAAGAAAAGAACCCTTGTATATGGTAGTCAGAATTATGTTGTAGAAAATGTCTATAAGTTCAAAGCAATGCTTGCACTGTATAAGGAACTACAGGCAGTCAAGCAAATGGTTATAGATAAACTGGACCACCTGGAAGAGTTTAGAACATACGTTCAGACTGACAAAGGATATAAGGTTACAACTCCTGAGGGATATGTTCTGCATAAGGATGGCAGCATGATCAAGTTTGTAAATCGCTTGGAGTTTGCATATAACAACTTCACTCTTCAGAAGCAATGGCGTTAAATTGTAAGACTTGCTATTTCACATTTGGTAGGTTCCAACCTCCCACAACAGGACATGCTGAGAACTTTGCTGGTGTAAAGAAAGCAGCAGGTACACATGACTATCGCATTTATATTTCGCAGACTGTAGATAAGAAAGGTAGTAATCCATTACCACCAGATCGCAAGAAATTTTACATGGACAAGATGTTTCCTGAACACAAAGGAAAGATCTTCTCTGGTCCTAAGCAACCTGTAGCTATCTTGCAAGATCTTATGCTTGCAGGTTATAATGAAGTTGTATTTTTGGTAGGTTCTGACAGGGTTTCTGCCATGCAGTTCCTCCATAAATATAACGGAACTGAGTTCTCTTTTAGGAAGATTGAAATTAAATCTTCTGGAAGCAGAGACGCTGATGGCGATACCTTTGCCATTTCTGGAACAAAGATGAGACGTGCAGCACATGCTAACGACTTTGACACATTCAGAAAAGGTATTCCTAGAGCATTAAATGATCGTGATTGTCGCGCTCTCATGCAAGAGATTAAAGACGCGCTACCTAAGAATTTTAAATGAAGGATTTTAAGAAACTGAGAGAAGAAGCACTACGCCAACAACAAAGGCATACAGAATTCTTCAAAGAAGGTGATGCTGTTATGTCTTCACGTACAGGAGACAAAGGACACATCCATAGAGTAGGTGGCAACTATGCCATTGTAATTACAGACGATGGAAATATGTTACGTGAGTGGATAAAGAATATTAGATCTATAAATAATACGAGAAGAACTTCCCTTTTGAACGATGAAGAAACCAGATCCAATTAATAAAGTAAAGAACCAGGATGAGTTTTCGTCTGGTTTGATGGAATCCTACGGTAAGTGGATGGGTGGCGATTGCTTCCAGAACACACAGATGCCTGACTTGCATCTATCCGAAGCTCCTTTTGATGGAATGGATCCACAGTCCAACGGTGCTGAGATTGAGCAGACTTCTATCAAAAAGAAAGAAGCAAAGAAACCATCTGCTAAAGCACAACTCGCTGCTAACGAAGAAGTTCTAGAGCGTGAAGAGTTTGAAGTTGATGGCGAAACATACATCCTAGAGAAGAAGAAAGGTCTAGACGGCAAGGCATGTTGGAAAGGATACAAACTTGCTGGTACTAAGAAGAAGGGTGGTAAGACAGTTGACAACTGTGTCAAGGCAGGTGACGAAGTAACTCACGAAGGTGAAGAACTATCTGAGAAGAAAAAACTAGATCCAGTTGGTAAGGAAGATAAGGACATTGACAATGATGGTGATCATGATGAGTCTGACAAGTACCTAATTGCTCGTCGCAAGAAGGTTGGTAAGATCCTTGCAATGAAGAAAAAGAAATGAAATCATTCAAGCAATTTCGCGAAGAGTGTGGTTGCGATAAAAAGGAAAAGAAGGTAAAATCTAAAAAGAAAAACGGAAACGTAGAGGTTATGCCTTCTATTCCTGATGGTCAAAAAGGGATGACCACCAAACCAACCAATGAATCTGTATTCGCTGGCAACTACCAAGGTCCTTTGTACGCACGTCACCCTGATTTGGTGAAGGAGGTGGCACCACCTGGAAAAAAGTACGAGAGGATGGTCAAGCACATAAAGAAAAACTATCCGAAAGATAAAGAAGGTATCGCTTATGCTACTGCTTGGAAGCATAAGAACAAAAATGAATCTTTTGAGAGTGGTGTCCAGAAAGCACGTCGTGACTATCGTTCTGGGACTTTACTGACTTTTAAGCAGTTCATGTCTAAGTTGACAGATATCTTAGATGAGTGGGAGAAATAAATAGTCTTGCACTATGTTGTAAGATCATGTTAGGTTTTCTACTCCCACTTGCATCTAAAATTATTTCAGATGCCGTTGCTAAGATTCCTGAGAATGAGGAACTTGGCGAACAACTAATCAAAATCTGTATTGTTATTCTTAAAAAGGCAGTTGCTTTGACTAAGACCGATATGGATGACAAACTTCTTGCGGTTGTTGAGCAAGCAATCCAGAAGCGCGAAGAAGTCTGAGATATAAATAAATCTTAGATAATAGTAACTATCGGAGCACACGTCAATGTCCCTTTATGGAAGAACTGACAGCAATGCAAACAAAACCAAAGCTGGTGTGGGCATTGCGGCGTCAAGTCAAACAAAAACAGTTGTCTATGTTGATGAGACTGAGGCACAACTAAACGAAACTAAGTCCCGTGGTATCACTGGTCCTGGTTGGTGGTCGTATTTTACTTATACTGATCATTCTGGTGCTACTCGTCATAAAGCTGAGCAACTAATTTTCGTTGCTGGTGGTGACACTAACGCTAACGAGACTCAGGCAGACGATACCATCGCATCGGATGCAGCATCTGCAGTAACCATTTCGGCACAACC